CTATAGCGCCTAATCCAAGTCCAATTCCTAAAGCAGAACCAGCACCAAATGGATCTGTACTACTTCCGAGTTGCGCACCACCCTCTCGATTTACATCTGCCGCACTTGGACCTGTCGTTTTTACATTATAACTAGATTTAGTCTGAATAGTAGGAGTAAATTTTATAGAATGTAATAGCCTTGGATTATTACCAACACCTGGAGGAAATCTTAAATCTTTAAAATCAAAATTACTTCCTTCGAAGAGCTTATTTGGACCTCTTGCAATTTTTAAATCAATAATTGACATTGTATTGTTCTCTACTAAATAAATGCATGGCTTACTCTGGTAAATTTAGTCCTAAGAATACTAACAAATATTTAGGTGATCCTACAAACATCTGGTATAGATCTCTGTGGGAACGCCGAGTTATGATACACTTGGATATAAATTCAAATGTAATCGAATGGTCTAATGAAGAGATTATAATACCTTATTTATCTCCAATAGACAATCGTTGGCATCGATATTTTCCTGACTTTTTTGCAAGAGTTCAGAACAAACAAGGGATTCTAGAGGCGATGATTCTCGAAGTTAAGCCAAAAAGTCAGGCTGAACCTCCAGAGAAAAGAAGCAAAATAACTCGAAAATACATCAATGAAGTTATGACTTGGGGTGTAAATGAAGCAAAATGGAAGGCTGCTGTAGAATACTGTAAAGACAGAAATTGGCAGTTTAAGGTTGTTACTGAAAAAGATATAGGTATCTAATGCCATCATTATTTGATAAATTGAATAAAGAGATGACAGCCGCAGGCATTAAACCGCGCACTGCGGCAGCTCGTGGATTTATTGGAGCACAGCTCTCAAAACTCAAGATTCCGTCTAATCGATCTAATCTTCTAAATGATGCAAAACGAATTTCGTCGCAAGCCTTTGTAGGAAGAATGTACCTGTATCATTATGACCCTAAACTTAAAGATACTCTTCCGATGTGGGACAAATTTCCACTGGTTCTTCCTATGGAAACATACAGTGATGGGTTCCTAGGATTAAATTTACATTACTTAGACCCGTCAAGTCGTTTAGTTCTTTTAGATCGTTTACATGACTTTATAAGTAATGATAAATATGATGATACGACAAAGTTTAGATTGTCGTATGATTTACTCTCTAAATCTAGAAGATATCGATCAATTGAACCTTGTATAAAGCGTTATTTGTTTTCTCATATCATGTCTCCATTAATTTATATCGAGCCAGATAATTGGGAAACAGCAATATTTCTTCCTTTTGAAAAGATGGTGTATAGATCTTAATGGCATTTAATATAAATCAATTTAGAGATCATTTTGCAAAACATGATGATTTCGCAAAAACTTCGAAATTCGATGTTAGAATTACTGCACCAACCAGATTAGGTTTAGATGCTACTGACCTTCGCTTTCAATGCGAAACAACAGAACTCCCAGGATATACTGTAAATACTGTCGACGGTCGCTACTATGGTGTTTCTTCACCAGTTGCCTCTTTTCCTACATTTGGAGATCTAACATTAACATTTATTTGCTCTGGCGATTTCTGGGAGAAAAAATTATTCGATAAATGGCTAAATCTTGTTATTCCATTTGATACAAGTTATAATCCAAATTATAGAATTGCATATCTAGCTCCATCGCTTGAAATCAATCAATTTGCAGAGGCTACAAATCAAGGAGTTGAGGGAGAAGATGATCGCCCAATAATCATGTACAAAGTGCAATTCTACAATATATTTCCCACATCAATTGCACCAATGAGTTTAAATTGGGCAGATGATGGAATTCATCGTCTCGCTGTAACATTTAGATATGAGTACTGGTTAACTGGTGATCTAGAGAGAGCAGTATATAAAGATGGTAGAACCCCATCGAATCCAAGTCAACCTGCCTCTGGTTCTCAACCACCTGTCACCAATCAACGACCATCATCAAAACCGCAAACAACGCAACCACAACCACCCTTTAAAGGTGGTGAAGGGGGAGGATTTGCTGGTGGTGGTGCAAGTGGTAGTTATTAATTTTTAAACTGTGGAGTAAATTATGCCTTTGCCAAAAATTGAACATCCTATACATGAAGTGTATTTAAAATCGCTTGATAAGAATATTCGTTTTCGACCATTTCTTGTAAAAGAAGAAAAACTTCTTTTGATGGCGAAAGAATCAGAGGATTTAAAAGAGATTGCATCGACCATTAAACAAATTATTACAAATTGTTGTATAGATGAAATAGATGTAGACAATCTCCCAACATTTGATGTTGAGATGTTCTTTTTACATATGCGAATTAACTCAGTCGGCGAAACAGCTCAGATGATCTATACATGTAACAATGTTGTAGAGGATAAAGAATGTGGTCATGCTACACAATTTGATCTTTTATTGAAGAATATCAAGTATCAAGATACAGAAAATCATTCTAGTATTATCAAATTAACAGAAAATGTAGGAGTTAAGTTTAATTATCCATCGATATCTATTCCACAAGCAGCATTAGATGATAAATTTGATGATGGTGGATATGAGATAATTGCAGAGTATCTTGATTATATCTATGATCAAGATCAAGTTTACAAAAAAAACTCTGTCACAAAAGAAGAATTAATGGCATTCTTTGATAATTTAACGCTTGATCAAGTGCAAAATATCAAGCAGTTTTTCTTAACCAGTCCTCGTGTAGTTCTAGAACAGGAACTCGCATGCAGCAAATGTCAATTCGTGCATAATGTGCATGTGGAGGGTATTCTAAGTTTTTTCGATTAATTTTTGGTTATGAGAACTTGAAAAATTACTATACAACTAATTTTTCAATGATGCAGCATCACAAATATTCTTTAACTGAATTAGAGAATTTGATACCGTGGGAAAAGCAAATTTACATAACTATGCTGCAGGAAATGATAAAGGAACAAAACGAAAAAATGAAGATGATAGAAATGCAACGCAGAAGATAAAAATAAATGGAAATAGATCCAAAAAAATTACAAGAAACTTTAAAGAAAGAATTACCAAATGCACCAAAAGGTGTTTTGGATAGTATCATCAAAGAAGTTGCAAAGAATAAAAAATCCTCTAAAGGTTCAGAGAGTCTATCTGCATATAAAAAATCTGCAGATGCTGCAGCTGCAGCTGCAAGAGAAGGAAAGGGGTTTATCGGAGGTGCCTTTGCATCAGCATCAGCAAGGTCTGAAATGGCAAAAGAATATGCCATTGCGATAAAAGGGACGACAGGTCGTCGACAAGCATTTTTTGAGGGTCTATTAGGAAAAGATTTAGGTGATTTGTTTAAAAATCTCGGTCTTGAAAAAATGGAATCTGCTGATCGAGTTAAAGAAGCTCGAGCAAAGTTCGATCTAGATAAAAAGCAGAAGGTTGGGCGTGGTGGCGGCGGTGGTGGTGTAGGTGACCTATCAAAACCACTTTCACTAATTCTTCGTAATGTTACAGAGATTAAAAAAAATGTACGAGCACTTGCAAAATTTACTCTTGTAAATAGAGGATTTAAATCAGAGATTGATCCAAAAACTGGAAAAACCTTATATCGAGATGCTAAAGGAAAATTTGCTAAAAGTTCAGATGCAACCTTTGCACAGTTTAAAGAAACTGGTGCAGTAAAACGAAAAAGCGCAGGTGTCTCTAGAACAGATGCATTGAGCGCAGCAATTGCAGCAGACGAAGATCCAATGATTCGCATTGCTGATTCGATAGAGAGCATTTTAAAAACACTTGGCGAACCAGAAAATAAAACAATTCATAAAAAACTTGACGACTTATTAGATAAAAATGATGGTGGATCAGGATTTGGAGATCTTATTGATCTTATTCCTGGTCGTCGTGGTGGTCGTCGTGGCGGTCGCCGTGGTCTTCGTGGTGGTCGTCGTGGTGGTGGTCGTCGTGGTGGTGGTCTTGGTGGTATGGGTGGTTTATTGGGTGCAGCCGCTGGTGGTTTTCTCGCATATCAAGCAGTTGATTCATTTAGAGATCCTAACCTTGAGGTTCAAGGTGGTGAGGCTCTAAAAGAACAAGCAATGGAGGCAAAAACTCCAGAAGAAAAAAAGATAATCGCCGATCAAATCGCTGCTGAGAAAAAAGATATTAAGATACAAGCAGCTGCGTCAGCTGCTGGTGCGGCTGGTGCAGCTGGTGGCGCAGTTGCAGCAAATAAAATAGGACAAACTGCAGTTGTAAAGAATGTCAAATCAAAAGCATGGGATATTTTCTTAAAATTTGTCGAGAAAAAAGCACCTAAACTATTCGCCAAGATTGGCGCGAGACTGGCACTTGCAGGTGGCATGGCAGTTGTTCCAGGCGTTGGTTGGGTTGCTTCTGCGGTAACTGTTGTTGGTAGTTTGTGGATGGCTTATGATCTTTATTCGTTGTGGAGCGAGTTTTCTGCTCTATCAGATGCTGAGAAACAATTATTTGATCCAAAAG